CGCGTCCGCAGCTCCCGAGCCGACCGGCGGAGATCGTCGAACGCTGCCCCGGTGCGGAGGCGCGGCTCGGTCTGGGAGCCGTCCCACTCGATCTGCCCGGCCAGCTCCTCGAGCAGGGCGGCAGTCGTCGCGGCATCGGCCGCGGCGTCAGGCCCGACGAACCGGCCCCGAAGATCGAGCCCGACCACCGGCGCGGGGCCGGGGGCGGGGGCGGGCGTTCCAGATTCCCGAATTGCGAAAGCCACCATCGCCCCGGCGGCGAGGATCGCCAGGAGCGTTAGCGGGTGCGGCCCGCCGCCGGCTGCCGCCGCCCCTGGCATCCCCAACGGCATGATGCCGGGCGGGATGATGGGCGAGAGTGGCGGCAGTTGCGGCAGCGCGGGCGCGACCGCTGGGCGGTTCCACAGCAGGTAGGCCACCGCGGCGGCGGCGAGGACTAGGGCGGTGGTCATGCGGTCGGCTCCGGGGCAGCGGCACGGGTCAGGGCGAGGATCTGCTCCAGAGCCCCGCCGGCAGCCGAGAGGACGAGCGTGCGGACGGCGGGCCGCAGGATGAACCACACCGGCCAGGCGAGCGTCGGGACGCAGGCATCGGCCACGGAGTCAAAGAGGCTCCCGATGCACGACAGCGCCCACGCTTTTTTGGCTGGGCCGTCGAGGGTCGGCAGCGGGTCGAGCCCGGACACGGCCAGCTTGAGTAGCTCCGTGGCGAGTGAGCCGAACTCGGCCACAGTGAGGCCGCCGGTCGCCTTCAGCTTTGCTGAGGCAATGAAGGCGAGGACGGCGGCTTGGAGTTGGTCGGGGCTCATCTCTTCCGTCTCCAGATGTCTCGGGCCGGGACCGCCACGCGGGCAGCTGCCCCGCAGGTGCATCGCAGATACTGGACCGCGGAATCCCCGCTCCGCTTCGAGGTGCGGATCTTCATCCGTTCACCACACCGGCAGCGGTGGTCAGAGCCCATTGGCTTTCATCCTCGCGAGGGCGGTGGCCGCTCGGGCCCCGATCAGCGCGTCGAGCTTCTTCCGATCGGCGGCGGCCTTGCGGATCGCGTCGGCCTGGTCGTCGGCCTCACGCTCGACGATCTGGCGGCGCTCGGCCTCGGTGAGGTTGGCGGCGGCGAACAGGTCGCGTCGACGGAGGGCGACGGTGGACCGGGAGTAGGCCGGGCGAGTCACCACCGAAACGTCGTAGAGGCCCGAGACGCGGTGGATGGTGCGGGTGATGTTGCCACGCTCGTCGGTGGCCCACGATTCGTGTTTCGGGTCGGCCTTGACCGTGAAGGCAAACGAACTGCCGGCGACGTATCCGCCCCGAATGAGGGTCAGGTACTCGTCGACACGGCCCGACGGCTGGGGCGGGCGGCCTCGGTACTCGAAGCCCTTCTCCCCTTCGGCCAGGTCGAGGGTCTTGTTTCGCGTCCGGCCGAGCGGGAAAGCCTCGTCGTGATTCCACGCAAGGACGACGTCGAGGGATCGGCTCTTGAGGACGTCAGCGAAGGCCCCGCGGTCGAACTTCTCCCGGAACCCCATATCCTCGGACCAGGAATCCCACGGGGGGGCCATGCCAGAGATCGTCGGCGGCCCGTCCTCGCGCTCTTCCACGCCGACCGGGGCCATGTCGGCACCGAGGAACCGCGTCTCGATCTCGTCGCCGTCGGCGTCATGCGTGCGGTACTCGATCATGCGGCAACCCCCTTTGCACCAGCGACGATGTCGGCGGCGGACGCGGAAAGAGTCGGATAGGCGGCGGCGATAACGGCCGTGGCGGCCGGGGCGGCCAGCGTCCCCGCGGACACGGCAGCCAGGACGGCCAGGAGCGACGACACCTGGGCCTCGGAGAGCGAGGAGTCGGCCGCCTCGCGGAGCGGGACGAAGCCCGATTGGATGTAGGTCTCCCGGGCCGCGGGCTCGTCGAGCTCGGGGAAGTCTTCGAGGTCGCGCATCTCGGCGGGTCGCAACGCGCCCCACTTGGCGAGCGTGTCATAGAGGGCCCCGCGGGCGGCGCTGTCACCACGGAGGAGACCGCGGTTGTCCACCCGATACTTGCAGCCGGCGTACTGCGGGCCGCTCACGACCGGCGACAGGATGGTGCGGTTCACCGCCCCTTCGAGACGCATCTCCCAGGGGGTCAGGCACCACACCTGCGCCGACAAATGCTCCTGCTCCGTCGTCGCGTATTTCATCGCCTCCCTGACTCCGACGAGGGAGCCGGGAACGCCGTAGATCGTGGCACATTCCGCGGTCACATCCCGCCGAAGCTGGGAGAACTCGGAGGCCTCGTTGCTGTTCGATTCGATCGCGACGAGCTTGGATTTCTTGGGCAGGATCGCGGCCCCGCCGCGGTTGCGTGAGCCGCCGTAGATCTCTCGCCACTGCTGCCGGAATGCGTCGATCGCCGGCTGATTGAGCGTCTCTTCGGTCTCGATGACGATGTCGGGCCGCGCGCCGTTCGACCAGAAGGCCCGGGCCGCAATGTCCAACTCTCTCGCCAGGGCAACGCTCGTGTTGCAAAGCGTCGAGGGAACGAGGCCCCGGATTGCGTTGTCGCTGATCCATCGAACGTGGAGGATCTCGTCCTGGCTGAAGTTCACCCAGCCGGTCTGGCCCTGCGGCCCGGAGCCGTTGGGATACAGGTAGCGGTAGCCGATGCTGCCGTCGCTCATCCGCCGCGGGTCCATCCGGCTGGGGTGGAGGAGCTCGAGGGCGGAACAGAAGCCACCGTCGACACCGGGGACGATGCGGGAGTAACCGTTGCCCCACAGAGCCGTGTGATAGATCGTCGATTCGATCCATTCGTAGAGCGACTGGGTCGAGTTGGGCCGGTCGGTGAGGACGGAATAGCAGGGGAGGTCGACGGCCGCCGACTTCCGCCCGTCGGGCGTGGTGCGGATCACCCGCGGCGGCATCGACGCGACGGCCTGCGACAGGAACCGGACGCACGACAGGATTGCCGTGGTGCGGACGGCCACCTCGGGGGTCACTGCGTCGGGCGAGATCCACGCCGACCAGGGCCCGGAGCCATCGGACAAGCCGCGGAGCTCCACCGCCGGGGGCGGGAGCGAGGGGCGGGCTCGGCGGAACGGCAGGAAGTCGAGGAGTCCCATGGCAGCATGGGACAGGGGAGGCCCGTGGCGGTGAAGTTAGAGGGCGTGGAGCGCGAACTCCCCGCCCTCGGGCTCGGCGTCGGTGGAGGCCAGGGCGAGGGCGTTGATCAAGGCGAAGATCGGGTCGACCTTCTCGGAAGACTTCGCCTTGTCGGGGCGGATGTTGCCGTTCATGTCTTCCCAGATACAGACGTTGTTCGATGCCCAGGACATGATCGGGGATCGGTAACGCAGTCGGCCGGTCTTCACGAGGTCTTCGAGCATCTTGGCGGGGCCGGTCAGGTAGCCGATCGACTGCCTGACCTTGTGGACATCGAGCCCGTCGGCCTGCATTCGCGTGGCGATCCAGTCGAGGTGCCACGGGTCACCGCCGACCCCGCGGCACTCGTGGCCATCGAGGAAAGCCATGATGTCGGAATGAACTCGCTCTTGGTCGATCCGGCTCCCCTCGGTCACGCGGAGCCAGCCATCCCGGACCCAGGAGGAATACGGGACGTTGTCCCGCTTCTCCCGCTCGATCATCCCTTCCTCGGGAACCCACGCCAGGAGCTCTGCGTCGAAGCTACCGTCGGCGGATCGGAACAGAAACACCGCTGCCGTGAGGTCGTCGTGATCGGCCAGGTCGAGCCCGACCCAGCAGGAGCGGCCCTCGAGAGGATCGACCGGATCGGCTTGGCATTTGGTGAACTCGTCCCCGTGCCACCACCTGGCGTCTTTCTCCGTCCAGCAGTTCAAGGAATACCGAAGCCAGCGGCCCATCTTCCGCGGATCGGTCAAGGCGTCTTGGTAGTCGGCGGCGAACTCGTCCTCTTGGAACGTGACACCCATCGACGGGTTTGCTTCGCGCCACACGGCGGGATCCCCGAACCCTCGCGGATCCTCGGGGTCGGCCGCGTAGATCACGCCCATGAAAGACGGGTTGGACTTCGGGTCGGCCAGGACGAGCTCGGCGTCCCGCCACCACTGGTAGCCCACGCTGTTCCGGTTGTCTCCCGCCGTCGAGATCGCCAGGATCACGCCGTTGGGTGTGGCGCGAGTGGCGTAGGTCAGGGCGCTGATCAGCTGGTCGGACTTGTGGGCGTGGATCTCGTCGATGATCACGCTGCCGTTCAAGCCTTCGTTCCGGTAGGCGTCGGCCGACAAACACCGCAAGACGTTCCCGTGATCGCGGTTCCTGATCAGGGACTTTGAGTCGATTACCTCGAGGAGCTTTGACAGCTGGGGGGAAGCGCTGATGAACTTGGCGACCACGCGGTAGATCTCGCGGGCCTGGAGCCGGTCGACGGCGGCGAGGTAAACATCGGAGATCGGGGCATGACCACAGAGGAGGTACTGGGCCACGGCCGCCATCAAGAAACTCTTCCCGTTTTTCTTCGGGACGAACACGCAGCCGCGGCGGTAGCGGAGCCGACCGTCCCGCTTCCAGCCGAACAACGGCCGGATTACTCGCTCCCTCTGCCACTCGATCAGCCGCATGGGCTCGGCTGGTCCACCGTCTCGAGACGGGACGCGACAGAGCCTCTCAATGAACTGGCAAGGGCGATCGGCGGCGTCGATGTCGAAGTGGTAGCCCTCGACGAACTCCGGCCGGTCACGGTCGCTTGGGGACCGTGAGGAGACGGAGCGCGGCGTCGTCGGGAGTCTCTTCGGCATCGGGGGA